AAAAATTACTTGAGCTCTAGAAGTTGGCATACCTTCAATTAATTTACTACTTCCAAATCCAGTAGGATCAAAATAATTATCACCTTGAGTTAAATTAACTAATTTATCTTCAATTTGAATTTTTGCATGATAATTGGGAACTTTATTACCTTTATTATCAATACTATATGTTCCTGCAAACTCTACAGTTAAATTTTTATAATTATCATCTATTATTGTTTTCATAATAGCATTAATATCTTTAGGTTTTTGTTTTTTACCACTTGGGCCTACTGGATCAAAACCAAATCTTTCTATTTGTTCTTCTTCTGATAAATTAGCTTTTAACCAATTTGCTTGAGCCATTAATGCAGAATCAAAACCTTGACCAGTAAAACCAACTTCTTTTTCAAAACCATGTTTAACCATACTAACTTTACCTGTACCATTTAATCTAGTAGCAGAATAACCTTGTTTATTCATTGAATGTAAAGCTTGAATAGATGCTTTATAAAATTGTTCTTTACCTTCATCAGTTGTTATATCAATATCTTTAGATCCATTAATATAAGCTAACTGTGTTTTAATATTATCTAACCAAACAGTTTGAACTTGTGGTGTCATATCAAGTCCTTTATACCAAAGGCTAGTACTTTCTGGTATAAACATATGACTAAATTTATTTTTTTCTTTATTAAATATTTTTTTTAACCACCAAGTATCTGTATTAATGTCTTGCATTTCTATAGTCCATTTCATATTATCAATGGCTACTGAAAGATTATCATCTATATTTTTTGAAATTTTTTCTTTATTTTGAACTAAATTACCTTTATTTTCTAATAATTTATTAAGCATTTCTGCTTTTTGTTCTTTAGATGACATAGCTGAAATACCTATATCATTTGCTGCATTATAAATGCTTTCATTTTCTACTGTAACATATGGAAACATATCTTTTGATTTTATAAAATTAAATAAAGCTAAATTTTCATCAAAATCTTCAATCATTCCTGGTGTTTTAAAATTAACATTATAATCTTTATTAATTTTTTTTAATACAGCAGTTGGTTCCATATTTTGATTTTTATATATTTCCATTACAGTACCTAGTGCATCTTGATTTTTAATATCAGTTATATTTTTATCATCAATTCCTTGTCTTCTAAGTAATGCAGTTTTAAATAATTCCATTTGTTCATTACTTTCAAAATTGTCTATTATTTCATTATTAATTGCTTTACTTACTAATTTTTGAACATTAATATTTTTATTAACTATTTCTACAGCTTTAGGAAAATCAGTTTCACTTATTCCTGGCATAGCATTAATTACATAATTAGTTGCATTGCCATTTGCACCATCTTTAAAATTATTTACATCTAATACTGATCCAAAATCTTGTTCTCTATCAATATCATATTTAATTTTTGAATTTTTTAATGCAGTAATATTTTTACTATTATAGTCATCATATAATGATTTTACTTTCTGTATAATTTTACCTCTAGTAAAAGGATCTTTAATATCATTTGCATATTTTTGAAAAATAGGATTATTAACATTATCTGGTGTTACAGGAAAATTATCTTCACCAGCAGCATAATTTAAAAAATATTTATTACCTTCAACATCACCAGATTTTTTAATAATAGAAAAAACTCTTAGAGCTTCCATATCAATAATATCGCTAGTTAAATTCTTTTTAAGTTGAGAACCAGCTAATCTATTAGTTTGTACTAAAGTTGTTTCAGCTCCACCATAATTATGGTTTATAGTTTTTTGTAAATCATTACCAATAAAACTATTTATATCTAAAACACTTAAATTAGGATTTTGAGTAATAGTATCTAGATGTGCTCCAGCATCAAGCATTGTTGATGTTTTTAATTCATCCCAACCATCTAATGCTCTTTGATCTTCTCTAGCATTATAGTTAGTTGTAGCATAAGACATATTAGCTAGATTTTTTCCTGCAAGAATATTTTGAGCTACATTTTTAAAAGCACTAGGAGTATTAGCTAAAGTAGTTTTAGAATAACTATCTATAGCATTTCTCATGCCATCTGGATCAAATTTAAACTTATCTTTTAATTGTAAGTAATGATCTCTTGATTGTTGATTAAATTGAAATTGCCAATTAGCAGTTGCATCTACTTCTGCTTTTTTTCTAAAAGCATCAATTGCTTCTGATACAGGTTTAGCAATTGTAGCAGATATTGTTGTATCTGGAAATTTAGGTATTCCAATATTATCAGCTACAGATGATTTTAAATTAACTGTTTTTTTTCCTGTTTTTAATGCCATTATTCGTATTGTCCTATTCCTTTATAATAATCTCTATTTGCAGCAGCTCTATTAGAATCATATTGTCCTTTTGTAGTTTTAGGAGTTTTATATGATGAAGCATAAGCTGCTGTTTTAAAACCTGCAGCTGCTATACTTGCATAAGCTCCATACTCTTGTGCTTTACCCATAACTTTAGTTGTGTATATAGAGGTTTCTAATTTACCTTCACCTCTTAAAGTATTAATTCTAATATTATTAATATCTCTTTGAGCAATACGATTTACTTCAGATTGAATAGCTAAAAAACTTCTACTATCATCAGAATAACCAGAACCTGCAACAATAGCTAAATTTTGTTTTCGCTTTCTTGCTGCTTCTTCCATAACATCATTAGCATCTTGCAAACCTTTTAATTGGTTAGCTTTTTTTTCTGATTCATAATATTGAATCTGAGCTTTGTTTGCTGCTTTTTGTTGTTGTACTTGTGAATATGTACCAACAGCTTGTACAGCAAAACTAGCAACAGCTAATGTAACAGGATCAGCACTCATGCAAATACGACCTCCACAGACATTCCTAATATTTTAATTGGTAATGGATCATCTTGAGATAATGTAACAGTTGGACTTTTATCATATCCCAAAAAGAAAAATTCTTTTTTTTCAGTAACAGGTGTGAGGTCAGAACCACCAGTGAAATTAACTTGTTGGACTACTAAAGATTTAGAGGTAGTGTCAGCAGCTTTGACAGTTAAATCTAAAGCAGAATTAAGATCAATGATGGCTCTTGAAATTCTTCTAGGTAAACCAGTTAATGGCCCCTCTGGTAATTCTTTATCAATAGGCATAGTTTCTAATATCGGTGTATAGTTAAAACCAATTTCTACTCCACTTGCTCTCGGTGTGTTTAAAGTAATAGTATCTGATGCCGAAACAGTAAACGCACCAAGAGAGCTATTACCCTCTACAGCATTGATTTGCTCATTAGTATATATACCATTTACATCATGTAAAAAACCTTTAACTAAAGTTATTATTGCATTATCAGCAGGTGTACTAGCTAACGCCTGGTCAAGATTAAGATCATAAGATCCACCACCATTATTAGTAACAGCTTGTATTGTATATTCAGTTGAATCACCTGCAATTGTAAATGTTTCATTAATTTGTGGATCAGAAGTAAATCCATCAACAGCTAATACAGATCCTGTTTGACTAGCTCCATTTACTAATGGTGTACCTTTTTGATTTACAGTTGATGTAGTTTGCATATCTAATGATATACTATCATCATCTCCAAATCTTTCTAGTGTATAAACAGTAGATCCATTTAGTTGTCTTTTTACACAACATACTAAATATTCATTAAGAGATATAATAGATTGATAATAGTCATCTGTTCTTGTACTCCACAATGTCCAACCTGCAATTTTTTCATCTCTTACAGAATGAAATACTGCAAATGTTCCAGGATATGTAGATCCATTATTTAAAAAGAAAGCATATTGTTCTGGTCTTGTAAAGTTACCTTTAATAACTGCAACTTGTTTTGGATTGTCAATAAGATGTTGAGCAAGAATAGAAACAGATGTAGATTTATATCCATCTTCTATATCAGAATAAATAAACTCTCTTACAGCTTTACCATTCTTTTGAATAAATCCTGCTGCTTGATCAAACATAACTGGAGCTGTTCTACTAATACCATAAGGTGTTTGTCTTAATACTGACACATTACCAGGAGTAATTGTATTATCACTTGCTCTTGGAATGTAATATTCTCCACCATCTGTAAATACTTGTAAGTCTTTTCCGGATAACATATGTCTAACTTCATTAACTTCTGATCCAGCAATATCTAAATCAATTGCTTCATCTGCTTCTCCAGTACCTACATCAAAATTAAAATACTCAGATATTCTAGAAGCTAATATTCCAGCAGGTCTAGATTTTAAACCACCAAACCATAATCTATTATTATGAAATGTTACAGCTTGAGGATAACCTCTTACTGTAGAAATAGCTTCTTCTTTCCAATTAAAGTGTGGCCCAGTTCCACCAGAAACAGTTTCAATAATTGTACCTGTTACAACTGTTGGAGATGTATATCCTGTTATTTTAATTTGAGATCCATCAACTAATAAATAATGTCCTACATAAGCAGATGTAAAAAATCCTGTACTTGCAGTTATTGTTCTTCCTGTTCCTGTTGCATTAGTAGATAGTGTTAATGTTACTGAGCCATCTTCGTATTTATAAAATGGTGTATCTGTTTTATATGCTCCAGAAACAACAACATCTTCATTAATTTGAAACTCATATAAACTAACTGTAAAAGTTGAAGCTGAAGATCTAAATATTTTTACCATAGGATTATCTCTATGAGTTACAAATATTGTATCTCCAAATTGTGCAAAATTTAATTCAAACAATTGAGCTGTAGTCCAATTACAGTTTGTAGTATAATTAGATACTATTGCTGTACCACTAATATTATAAACATCCATTCTATTATTAGATAAAACTATAATAGCTATTTCATCATCAGAAAATACAAATGGAATTAATCTACATTCAGCAGGAAGTGTTGCAAGATAGTTAGTTCCTGGTCTTCTCATTACACCACCTTCAGCAAGTAATGAAAAGTTTCTGCATTGTTTAGCTCCATTAGAATAAGCGGGAGTATCAATACGATTAGCTAGTAATGGATTAAGCTCTCCAGATGAAAAGTTGGTTAATACAGTTTTTAATGATCTTGCCATTATACATCAGTTCTCGTAGAGTTTCTTAAGTTAATAAATCTAGAAGTATCAATTTTTCTAGTTGTTACTTCAGAAGTGTCTATGTTTTTAGATATTAAAAATTGTCTATCAGATAAAGCTTTAAACTCTCTAATCATACCTGCATCTCTTGCAACTGAACCTGCAAAGATAGATGCTAGTTCATATTCTAATGCTAATCTAAAATGAGCAGGAAAATAATCTTCTTCAACTCTATAAATATAATCTAAGATCAAAGCTTGATTTGCACCATAGTTATTAACATAAATCATATCTTTATATCTTGTGTAAGGTATTACATAATCATTTACTGTAATTGTATTAATTTGTAATACTCCTGGATCAGATGGTAATTGATATGCGTAGTCGTATCTACCTGTTGGTGCTGTAGCTAATAAAGATAATTGTTTTTGATTGGTAGCAAACTTCCATCTATGTCTTGTCAATGAAGCTTGAATTATGTCTTCATAAACATTTGAGGCAACTAAAGCTTCTGTGCTACCATCTGAGAAAGAAGATATTGGCTGCGCTCCTATCATTACTAAAGCTCTTGCACATATATCTACTTTTGATGTTGCCATTTAATTCCTTTTAAAAATATTAAATTGAGGGCGAAGTTAATCGCCCCCAATAAATCATTAACGATATTATGAACCGTTTACGACTGTAACTGTAGCAGCACCAGTAGCAGAAGATACTACAAGAATATCTACTGTTGGTGTTCCTGCATTAGTTCCAACGCAAAGGATAATATCACCTTTTTTTAAGTTTTCAGTTGCTGAGTTGAAGTAACCAGATGCAGCTATTGTAGCAATAGCGTCACCATCACTGTAGAAGAATACAGAGTTACCACCAGCTTCAGCAATCTTTTTGATTGGATTCGCAGTTTCGTAAGCCATTTATCCTCCTATTATTCAGCACATTTTTGAACTCTGATACCATCAGAATCAATCACTGTTCCACCTATTGAAAGCATAGATGTAATTAAGTGTGAAACTTTTTCTGGTATGTAGTTCACTTCAGTTTTAACATCAGAACCAATTCCTAAACCAATTGATGATTTGTGGAAAGCTACAGTATGTCTATCAGTAGAACCAGAAGTTTCTAGTCCACTGTGTACAAACCATAAGAATCCTAACCATCTCTTAGCAGTCATTCCTCCAGAATATGGAAGCTCACCTTCGCCTACATATTCAACTCTAGAGAATTGATCAAGGTTGATTAGATCTGACCATTGTTTTGGTCCAACAACCCAATATCTTTGTTGGTCATCTGGAACGTCATTAGTATTGAAAAGTTCCATCATAGCTTGAGCTTTTCCTAAGTTCATACCAGTACCAGTACCTGATGAGTTGTTTGCAAGTTGAGTTGCACCATCCATGATACCTGTCAATACGCTATCAGTTTTTCTACCTAAAGCGTAAGCAGCTGATTGTGCTACTACTTGTCTTTCGTCTATGTTTACCTTTAACTCGTCTAGCTTGTCAACGTAATCTGCTGCATAGTAATCAGTTAAAGTCGCATCCACATTGCTGTGAGAAAGATCCATTGCAACTACTTCAGCATGTCTTGCTTTAGTGTTTGCAGAACCTTTTGCAACTTTCTGAAACTTAACAGTATTACCATTAACGCCATTCACTGTTCTTACCATGTTCTTTAATTTAGAACCCATTCTTTGGTAAGCCATATGAACTTCAGCTTCAAACTGAGTTATAAAGGCATTTGTTATTGATGTTGCCATTATTAGCTCCTATTTGTTAAGTTACGTTTATTTACCGATTGTCTTACAAATGCAGAGGATTGTTATCCAGTTAAGGGCAATCATTGAACATTTTTAAGGTCTTGTTGTGAAAATAGATTTGTTTATATATATAAACAACGCACAATTACATCCATACTTTAGGAATAGTAATAACTTCTCCAAACTCTATATGACCGTCATCATCATATGAATAGTTTGCAAATAATGTAATAGATTTATCGTCTTCTTTGTAAATCCACATTTGGCTACATACAGCTTTAGCTGGTGATTGTTTATCCATTTGATCTTTAGATAACCAACCAGTATCGCTAACTGCATCTAGCCAATGCAGATCTTTTTTAAGTTTCTTATATGGAAACTTATCCTTGTTTATTTTGATACGCTTTTTCAAAAAGTTCCTCTACTCTTTTAACGTAAGCTGGATCCCTTCTATTAGAATCATAATATCTAGGATCATTAATCATAGATTTTAGATCTTGTAGATTAGGAGCAACAGATACTTGTGTAGGTGTTGATGGCATAGGACTATCTTTAGTCATCTTCATAATTTCTTCTATGACTTTTACACCTTCTGCTGTTGAGGCTACACTTGAAAAAGTTTGATAAGATTCTGGTGAAAGATTTTTCTTTGACCAAAGCTCAGCTGCTTCTACTCTTTCTTTAGCATTATCACCTAGCTTTTGCATTTCTGCGTTCATATCTGGCAAAGTTGCAATAGCATTATTAACAAACATTTCTACACCTTGATCAAATTGTTCTTGAGAAAGTCCATTTTTTTTTGCTGTATCTTTCCACCATTGTACAATTTCCATATCATCAGAAACAGAAACATCTACATTTTCTGGTAACTCTGGTAGATTAACTTTATATTCTTCTGGAGCAGATTTAAGTTTTTCCATTTCTAAATCTTCTCTTATTTGTTTTGAAAGATCTTCAGTTCTAGAACCTAATTTCTTTTCTAAAGAATTATAACTACTTGCTAAGTTTTCTAGATTAACTTCGTTTCTTTCAGCATCCCAAAACTTATCTTGTATAAATTCTGGCTTACTTGTATTAGCACTCGTTTCACCAGATTCTGTTTGAGTATCTGTGGCGATTGGTGCCTGTGCATTATCATCTGCCATCTTGTTCTCCTTTTTTTATTCTTGTTTGTATTATACCTGCTAAGAATCTCATTCCTTCTAAATGAAATAATTGATTGCTGTCAATGTTTGGCCCAGCAACAGCTTCAGTTGTTATTGATTTAATATAATCAAGGACTAGCTTTCCATCATCACCCTTGAACAAACCTGCAAAAGATTTATTGAGATTACGTTCTTCTTGTTCAGATCTTACGTAACCGTCTATAGATTTTGCAGGGATTGGCTTTTTAGTTTTAAGTCCATCCCAGCTCATTATTGTGGTATCTCTCCTTCTCCTGGCGCAGTTTGTAATTGACTAATCCGTTGTACTATTTGCTGTTGTTCTTCTTCATCACGAATAAGTTTTTCAGGCAAATTCATTTTACTAGCTAGATACTTAGCAGTTTCATTTTGATTAACAATAACATTAATCATTTGTGGGCCGAAAGTACCTGCAATAATTTCATTAAATCTATTTACATCAGATATGTCTTGCATATGCTGTGCTTTAGCTAATGGAGATCTTGCAGCTATTTTAACTTCTCTACCATTAACTTTTGGTAATTCTATTCTACCTTGTTTAGATAATATTCTAATTATTCTTTTTAATAATGGATGAATAAATTCAGATTGAAGTCTTCCAAATGAAGATCCTATTTGTCTAGATAGATCTGCCATTCTTTCAGAAACTTCTGTTGCTGTCATTGGAGTTCCTTCTGGTCTTCCAAGAGTTTCCATGTATAAAGCTTTTTTAATATTCTGCCTCATATCATTTAATACTAATTGAGCTACATCAAAATTAGATGCTGATTGAATTGAATTTAAACCTCTAGATCCTGGAGCTACTGGTATTAATGATCCAGGTACTAAAGCAATATTGTCTGGATTAATTACACCATCATCTTCATAAGTATAAACTCCAGATACTGCCATCTGTGCATTTTGTAATATTAATTCAATTGTAAGATTACAAGTTTTAATAGCACCCATTGCATTAAAGATTGGGCCTCTACCATAAACTTCACCAGATGCTTTGTTCCATCTAAATACTAAATATGGATTAGATCCTTCTCCTGTATATATTTCTTCAAATAAAACAGCTTTAGGATTTTCTAATACTACACAATATTTATATTTTTCAATATTGTCTTCATAGATTCTATAAACAGCTTCAATGATTGTATGTTCTTTTTTTTGTTTTAATGGATCAAAATATTCTGGCATTACAGCTTTAGGATATAAAACTTTAATGTGTTCTGGTTTAACTTTTCTAGTTCTGTAAACTGTATCTATCTTACCATCTGGCCCATTTAATAAACATAGTTTAGGTAATGGTACAGCAGTAAATTTAATTGGATTTACAGCATCACCTTCTTCAACAAGCATACATCCAGTACCAACTGCAAGATCCATAAATGCTTCATGTACTTCTTGATTGAAGTTAGAGTTTTGTAATACTTCAAAAACGTATTCTGTAATTTTATCTAACTGTAAATTAACTTGTGATTTTTGTTCTTCTGGTATTTCAACACCAGCTTGAAAATCTGCCCATCTTGCAAATGTAGGAACGATACCAGATTGTAATCTAGATGCAAATTCTTGTACACCTACTACAGCAGTTTCATCAAAAATTTTATCAGTTCTTTTTTGTCCTGGAGATTCATCATAAAAAGATTCTCTATTAGGTAAGCAATACTCATATGCTTCTTCAAACTTTTCTCTCCAATGATCTTTAACAGATACAGCTTCTTTATACTTTTGTAAGATAGCAGCTGCTTTATCTGTAGTATCTACTGTTGGAGTATCGTCTATTGTGTATTCCATTATTTTTTAAATCCTCGTAATGTTAATGCTAATCTAGCTCTTGCACCCATCTTACCTTTTTTCTTTGCAGCTTTTTGAAGTTTCTTTACAGGAATAGTTTCACCTTTTTTTACTCCCATAGATTTTCTTAAAGCTCCAGGTTTTTTAATAGCAGCTTGAATCCATTTTTTAGCCATTTATTTTTTACTCCACTTATTTTTTATCTCTACAATAAAAACTCTTAATTTAAAAACTATTTTATCTATAAATTTCTTCATCTAAATCTCTTAGTTTTGGCTGCGATTTTTTTTGGTTGTTTAACAAACTGTTTACCTTTTTTATATCCACTTGCTTTAGCTTTGTTAGTTGCTGATTTTTCTTTAGCCGTAAGAGCTTTCCAAGCTTTATCAGGTAAGTATCTTCGTTTTCCTTCAGATTTTTTTCCACTACTTGTTCTCCATTTTTGTTTGCTCCACTTCGAGAGTTTATTGGAGCTTGACTTAGTTCCGCTATACCCTCCACCTGCTTTCTTATATATCTTGACAGCCAATTGCATAGCTCTTGCACTGTGCTTTCCTCCCATTTTTGCTTTAGCTTGAGCTTTCGCTCTAGCCCACAAAGCAGGTTTAGTTTTCTTTGCAGTAGCCATTAAGCTTTTTGCTTATTTCTATTTGCAAAGTTTCTAGCAGATTCTACACTTCTAAAACCCCAAGCTCTAAGAGCTAAAGCTTTTCTTGTAGGTCTGCCTTTACTATCTTTCATCGGCCCTTTCATTCCTGCAAATCTTGCAGCAAAAGAAACTTTTCTTTTAAATTTCTTTGTACCTTTAGGTGGTGTTTTTTTAACTGGAGGCTTTAAGTTAGCACCTTCTTTTCTTTTAAAGTATGCTCTGCCTTTTGCAGTTAATCCACCTTTAGGATTCTTGTGTTCTTTTCTCATTAACCAAAGAAACCTCTGCCACCTGCTCTACCAAATAAAGATCTAGAACCAATAATTCCTCTAGCAACTTTATCTTTGTATGTTGCTTGTTCTTTTTCTAGAGCAGCTTTTCTAGCTTCTTCAGCTAGTCTAGCTTCTTCAATAGCTGGATCTACTTTTGGTGGTGGTGGTGCTTTTGGTTTTGAAAATACTCCGCCCATTATTCTTGCTCCTCAATATTTAATTTATCAAAGTCTTGACTTGTTAAAGAACCCATATGGCTTTCCATTTCTTCTAATAAATCATTATCAGATTCAAGCTCATTCATTTCGTCAATAACTTCCTGTAATGGCTTTTTAGGTTTTGTCATTTGGATCCTTAGTTTTATCCCAAAATGACTTATATCCAGCTTTTATCAACGCACAATAAAGCTGATAGGGAGTAAAGATATACCATTTATAAAATCCAATTAATCTCATTATAAAAGCAACGCAGGTCAAATCTTTTATTCTTAAGAGATGCCAATCATTTTTAACTGGACATCTTAGCAGCTTATAGTCTTTCAAATAGAAAAACATATCTTCTAATTCTTTTTTAGATAAATGAGATAATCTTATTCCTGCATGGGTAAATTCTAAATGTACCCAGCAATCTATATTTGAAAAATAAGATATAGCTCCACAATGTTTAAAACCTTTTTTAAGAAATCTTAACCAATCTGAGTAAGGATGATTGGGAGATTCATAAAAATATACTAACCATTCTTTCTGAACAGATCCCATACTTTTCTTTTTGTTGGTCTTGTCTTAGCAAAGACATCCCATTCCTTTTTAGCTATTGTTGGTCTGTGTTGTGTTTTACCAGATAGAATTGTTCTACCTTCTCCAGCTCCCATCATCAAATATTGTAAAGCATCATGAACGTGTGAATATCTATTCTTTAATGGCTTCTCATCATATCGATCACCAGATACTTGAAGTCTTCGATAATGATAACCACCATTAAATCCTTTTTTAAGATTTACACATTTAGGATCTAAAACAAATCCTGGCTGTCCATCTAGTAATCTTGTTAATGCTGAATCAACAGCTTCTATTCTTAGAGCAACATCATTAGATGGTGCAGGTGTAGCTTTTAATCCGTTCTGCCTCATAATTTGAAATGGAGTTCTTTCATCTGTTTGAGATCTAAAATCTCCAGCAGGATCACCATAGATATGTACTTCGCATCCTCTATAAGATTTTGCAATCTCACCTCTTAGTAATTCTGAGAATCGAATTACACCCATATCAAAACAAACTAATTCATTAACTATATTCCATTTACCAGAAGATAGTTTCTGACCAAATACAGCAGCAGGAGTTAATCCAAAGTCCACACCAATGTATATTGGTTGATGAGGATTAATCTCTAATGTTTCATTTGTTGTATGTAGTTCTTGTTTGAAGTTTGGATAAACAGGTTTACCTTCTTCAATAGATCCTAATTTGTTTAATACATAAACATCTATCCATCCTTTTGTTTTACCTCTAATAATATTTGAGTAATAT